CAAGTTGTGGAAATGGCGCGCCACCAAAATCAGCGCGGACTACATTATCGTCAGACATCGTTCTTTTCCCTTATCTCCAGCCCACGGGCTTCCAGTGTGGCGCGGAGGTCTTCAACCCAAGATTTAGCGACGGTGTTGTGTAAACCCCAAGCTTCTGCAATCTCACGCAGCGGGTCAGGCTTGGGCTTTATGATGAATTGCTCAAGTGTATTGAAACTTATTGGGTGTCTCGTCCCGCACCGGCAGTGTATGTCCCACACGGTCTGTGCTTGCTTCTCCACCGCATCGCTCACCTCTTGCCGGAAGTCGCTTAACTCCTGCTTGCAGTCGGCAAGTTCCTGCTTGGTTTTTTCGTGCAGTTGGATGGAACGGATAAAGGCACTATTCTCTGGGGTGTCGATTACCAACCAATCAAGTAGCCTAATCCCACGTTGCTGACGATATTCGTTAATCAGGTCTATGCCAATTTGCCTAAACTTTTCTGTTTCAATGTCGCTCATACCATCCACCCCACTGCATGAAGATTCTTCAATCCATCGCGGCACCAAGTCAATGCGTCGATCTGTTGTTTCTCGGACATCGGGCCGTGTGTCTTGCCCGTAGCGAAGATCGCATCGGCCAGTGCCTTCGATCCGCGCTTGCAAGCATGTTTGTAGCGTTGTGCCGTGTGTTCACGCGGCGGTGGGTCGGCGACCTCACGCCTGGCGAAATACGCTGGCGTCGGGTTGACCCTGCGCTCTAACAGGTTCCGCACCGAACTGCGGTCACGACCGACCACCCTGGCGACGGTGGCGATTGGCACACCCGCGCCGTGAAGCAAGCGACACAAGGCGGTACGCGCCGCGACCAGCTTCTCCTGCTTGCTCGGCCCCAGCAGCTCCATGATGGTGATCTTGTACTCGCCTGCGATGCGGACAATGGCCGGCATGTGGTTGAGCGTGTCTTCGGTTAGATTGATTTCGTTCACTTTGACTTTTCCTTTCTTCTTATTGTCAGTCCTCAATAGCGAGAGGCTCGGCCCAGTCAACCTGATATTGATGCTTCTTGGAAAAAAGACGACGCGCCTCGGTCAGTGACGCCACAGTGCATATCTTGTAACGGGCGCCAGCCGCGCACTTGACCCTGCTGTTGGCGAACACGTCGCTGTAGCGCGCTGCCATCGTCCAGAACGCATTGGCGCTCTTGATCTCCCAATGGCGTTGCAGCGAGTTGCGGTAGCTCTCGTAGATCGTGGCCTTGTTCGCCTCGACCTCGCCGAACTGGACCACGGCACCGCTCTTGCTGTCCTTGATCTCACCTTCCATCAGGCAGTCGAACAGCCAACGCTGGACGCAGTCACCGCCACGCATCTGCTGATCCTGCAACGCCTTCGTCTGCGGGGCAGTGCGGACGTTGACCGTCGCCAGATCGAACGTCTTCAGGCGGTGCAGCAAATGCTTCTTGCCGCCGCGGTCGTACCAGTTCTGTAGACCCTGGTAGAAGTCATAGTCCTGCTTACGCCGTGCGCTGATGTCGAACACGGCCCAACGGCGCTCGTCCGCCGTGGCTGGCACCACCCATTCCTCGTTCGACGTGAACAGGATGCGGGTGAAGTTCGGCGCCATGTAGCTGTCCACGCCCTTACGCTCAATCATGATGCGAGGGTTGGTGACGAGGTCTTTCAGTGCGCCTTCGGCTGACTTGCTGCCCGCCCAGAACGCCTCTTCCGCTTGCAGCAGCAGGCAGTCTTCCAAATGGCGGTTGAAGTTGCCGACCAGCTGCTCTTGGCGCGCAATGACCTTGTGGTGCTGCGGGAACAATCCGCCCAGCAGTTCACCCAGCTTCGACTTGCCGGTGCCTTTGAGGCCACGCAGCACACAGGCCACGCCGATCTTGGTCATCGGCTCCTGCACCATCTGTGCAGCCCAGCCCATGATCCACTTGTAGTTCGTCTCGTCGCGGTCGGCGATGATGTCGAACATCCAGTCGGTGAACATCGACACGTCGCCCTCTTCCGGCTCACAAGACCAGCCGCGCCACAGGTTGTACGCGCCGATCTTCTGGCCCTCTGGCAGGAACACTAGGCCGCGCGCCGTGCGCCGCTCTGGGTGCGTGAGCCAGAGCTTGATCGGGTTGACCATGTCAACGACCTCTTCGCCTTTCTTGTTCTCGGACTTGACGGGGATCGACTGGTTGGCGAACTCCTTGGTCAAATCCTCGACGCCGTAAAGCTCCAGCCCGTCCTGTATGTCGTCTTCGCGGATGACCCGCGCACTGCCCGACACCTGAACGAACACCAAGTCCTTGACCAGCTGATCAACCAGGCCGCGCTTCTTCTCTTCACGCACGACCTTCTTGGCCTTGCCTTCGATGTAAGCGGCGGTCACCGGCTGGGCGCTGGAGTTGCGACCGAACGAGCGCCACCGCTTGGCGCACTCACCGTGGACATATTTGCCGCTCTGGCTCGACCAGTCATCCCACAGGCGCAGACCCTCTGGTTCGCCGTCTGTTTCGTGGTGCAGCGCCATGCCGACCTTGACCCACTCATCGTGGCCGCAGTCGGGGTCGAGGCTCTCCATCCACGCCTCAAGGTCGGCCACACTTTTGCCTAACTTTGGCCGCAATGTCAGTAGATCATCGTCATCCCCGTGCGTGACCGACACGCCTTTGCGCGACAGTTCCCAATCTTCAGGGATGATGCTTTCGAAATAGGCGACAAACTCTTGCGCCTGTTCCTTGGTCAGCGTCGGCAGATCGTCGTGCGGGACGTCGATCAGCGACTTCTTTGGCCAAGCGTAGGGCTGCTGCGTATCAGGGTGGACGGCGTAGGCGACGAACTGCTGCCCCTTGGCCAGCACCTCGACCGCGTTCTTGTTGCCCAGGATGTCCACATATTCGTTCGACCGAATCTTGCCGAACGGCTCGTCGCAGCGGAACACCATCAGCGCCTTCGGCTTCTTGCCGATCCGCAGCGGTGCTTTGCCGATGTTGTTCTCGACCCACTTCACCAGCTTGTAGCTGACGTCCTTGTCGAGGCAGTCGATGTCGATGGCTGGGGTGTTCTCGGTCAAGATGCCGACACCGCAGTTCGCCATGCGTGGATCGCTTAACCACTGATCCATCTTGTCTGCGTCAGCGTGGCAGTTCTGCCAGTCGCTGATGGCCGGCGCTTTAAACCCTGCCCTGATCGGCAGTGGGGAATACCCTGCTGCTATCAGTTGCGCGCCGTGTAATTTCAGGTAAGACACTCTAATTCCTTTCCTCCGAACTGGGTCGTCTTTCGGGACGGCCCTTTTTTTTATTCGCCAAGCGCGCGGTTCAAGTACCAAATGGCCTTTTTCAGGCTCTCGTCTTGGCCTTTGTGCTTTTCACGCCAGATGTACTTGAGCGAATTGCCCTTGCAGTAGCCGCGAAACTCTTCCGGCGTCAATGCCGATTGGATGGCGTCAATACATTCGACGTCACCCTGGCGGTAGTGCGGCGGTTGGTTGACGAAATCTGCCTGCGGCGAATCCTGTTCAGCCAAACACGCCTGCATCGTGCGGTAGTCGTCAGCCACACTCACTTCGACACCGCCGCCAGCAAGCTCAGGCGAAGCTCTTCGGCAACGTGTGGGCAGAGTTCGTGCCACTGCACTTCGCCCTTGGTGAGCATCGACATCTGAAGTGCGCGCTTCACTGGCACACCATCGACGACCCATTTGTATAAAGCCTGCGTGGACACGCCGAGAACGCCGCACAGCCGACGCATGTTGCCGCCGGTCGCGATCTGGGCCACTCGCTCGACCGCTGCACGAATTTTCTTTTCTTCATCTTTAATCATCATTTTTCTCCTTGACACATATTTGTGAGTTGCTAACTAGGGGTTGTCGCCGCACATTTACAGCGTCGAAACAAAGTGTCAACTGGAGAATTGAAAATGACTAACGAAGAACTATTGAAGGCACTGCACAGCGCAGTGGCCGAGTTTCACGATGACCTGGGTGTGATCCTTGGTTTTTTAGAGGCCGCTGAAAATAAGAAGCAGCCCGCGCCAGTTGTTGAACCAACTGCTATCGACAAGTTTATTGAACCGACCACCGCCAGCCTTGAAGACGTTCGCCACGCGCTGACGACACTTGCGGGCGTCCACGGCGCAGCCGCACCTAAGAATCTACTGGCCGCATACAACGTCAAGAAGTTGTCCGAACTCAACCCTATCCACTTCACCGCGGTCTTCCACGCCGCTAACGCAGAGGCGAAAGCCAATGACTGACGCCTTGGTCAAAACGCTCATTAAGAAGCGCAACAAGATGCGCGCTAAGTTTCGGGTCATCGACGCCGAGCTGTCCAAAGCCACGGGTGAATGGAGCCGTGCGAATGGCTACCTCGTCAAGCTCACGCCTGAACAGGTGCTGCGCGAACTGGAGCGGACCAATGCGTGACGAAGACGACGCACTGCGCCCAGCGCGGGGCTGCATCACCGCCTTGGCGTGGTGCGGGGCGTTCTGGCTGGCGTTGTTCATGTCGTTCTTATTCACTTGAAAGGTAAATTAATGCAGCTTGAAATGTTTGAAGAGGCAGCGCCGGCACACGCCAAGCTGTCCCCATCGTCAGCACACCGTTGGCTTCACTGCCACCGCAGCGTGGCGCTGGAAGCCGGTATGCCCGACGAGGGCAGCGTCTTTGCTGCTGAAGGCACTGCCGCACACGCACTGGCCGAGTGGTGCCTGCGTGAAGAGATCGACCCGCAGGAGATGGTGGGCGACGAGCTTGAGGGTTGGAAGGTCACGACCGACATGGCCAACCACGTCGCTGACTATGTGGACTATGTCCGCAACGTCCACGCGCAGACCGTCGGGTCTGTGTTGCTGGTAGAACAGCGCGTCGAGTTCACGCAGTGGGTGTCAGAGGGCTTTGGTACATCCGACGCCATCGTGGTCGGCGATGGCCTGTGCCACGTCATCGACTTGAAGTTCGGCCAAGGCGTGAAGGTCAGCGCCCATCGTAACGAACAGGCGATGCTCTACGCGCTTGGCGTGTGGCAGACGTTCGGTGCGCTGTATGAGATCGACACCTTCGTGCTGCACATCCACATGCCTCGCCTCGACTATGTCAGCGAGTACAGCATCTCCGTCGCCGACCTTCTGAAGTGGGCCGACGAAGTCGTGCGCCCAGCCGCAGAGAAGGTTAACGGCGGCGACGAGACATTCGCCCCAGGCGTGGCGACGTGTCGCTTTTGCAGGGTGCGCGATAAGTGCAAGGCACTCGCCAAGCACAACTACGAACTGGCGCTGGGCAAGTTCGACGATCTGGACGCCGACGTGCAGCCGATATCGCCAGAGCTTCTGTCGGTCGATGAGATCGCAAAACTCCTGCCGAAGATGTCGATGCTCAAGACGTGGGCCAGCGACGTCGAGGAATACGCCACCAGCGTACTGTCCAGTGGTGGAATCCTGCCTGGATACAAGCTGGTCGAGGGCCGCAGCGTTCGCCAGTGGCGCAACGAAGACGCAGCCACTGAGGCGCTGGAGACACTGCTAGGCGAAGCCGCCTACATCGTAAAACTGATTTCACCGACACAGGCCGAGAAGGCACTGGGTCGGGCGAAAGCTGACGAGATCGCCGATTTCGTCATCAAGCCACGGGGCAAGCCATCGCTGGCCCCAGAACACGATCCTCGGCCTGCGTTTGGTGCAGCCGCCGTTGATCTCTTTAACTAAGGAAAAAAGTCATGACTGCAATTGTATTGAAAAACGTCCGTCTCTCGTTCCCACAAATCTGGACCCCCAAGGCGTTCGCGCAGGGTCAGGAACCACGCTTCAACGCGAACTTCCTACTTAGCAAGGAAGACCAAGCTGACCTGATCGCTAATGTCAAGGAAGCGGCTAAGGCCGTGGCCACAGAGAAGTGGGGCAAGGACGTGCCGAAGTCGGTAAAGCTCTGCATCGGCGACGGTGAAGAGAAGGATTACGACGGCTACGACGGCTCCATGTTCGTCTCTGCATCGACCAAGGTTCGCCCAGTGATCGTCGACCAGAAGAAGAACCCTCTGGCCGAAGAAGACGGCAAGCCTTACGCCGGTTGCTACGTCAACGCAGCGATCTCGCTGTGGGCGCAGGACAACCAGTGGGGCAAGCGTGTGAACGCCACCCTCGACGCCATCCAGTTCGTCAAGGACGGCGATGCGTTCGGCGGCAAGAAGGTCACTGCTGACGTGTTTGGCGAAATCGAAGAAGACGATAACGACTCTTTCCTCGACTAACCAATGAGGGGCCGCTGGTTTGGAAGTCACCAGCGGCCCTGACCTTTAGGAGCAAGACATGGACCGTCGCGTTAGAAAAGAACTGGAAAAAGAACTGGGCCGCTGGTCTGGCATCACTGGCCACCACTTCGAAAAGAACGGCAAGCACCCGCGATTGGTGGTCAACACCGCCAACGCCAGCCGCTTCGTCACGATGTCATTGACGGCATCAGACCACAGAGCTACCAAAAACAAGATCGGCGATCTCCGCAAGGTGCTTCGCGAACTTGGCGCAGAGAAAGATTGAACAGTGCAGATCAGCATCGACTTTGAAACATATTCCGAATGTGACATCAAGACAGCCGGCGGCTACAACTATGCCGCCCACCCCTCGACCGAAGTCATCTGTATGGCTTGGGCCATCGACTACGAAGAGCCGCAACTGTGGACGCCGGATCAGCCGTTTCCAAAGCGCCTGGCTCACGCGCTTATGTGGGAGAACGCTGAAGTCTGGGCTTGGAACGCTGCGTTCGAACGTGCGGTCTGGCACCACAAAATCCTCTGGAAGCACGACATCGGCGTGGCCGACCACAAGTGGAACGACACCGCCGCGCTTGCAGCCACCCTCGCCCTGCCCCGCGCTCTGGGCAAGTGCGCGGAGGTGTTGGAACTCTCCGACCAGAAGGACACCCGTGGCCGCTTTCTGATCCAGCGCCTGTGCAAGCCGTATCGCGGTGAGCGCCGCACCGACCAGCATTTGCTCGACGAGCTTTATGCCTATTGCAAACAGGACGTCGTCACAGAGCGGGCCATCAAGAATTACATCCTCAAGTACAAGCCGATGGGCGAACACGAACGTGCCGTGTGGCTGCTTGACCAAGAGATCAACTGGCGCGGTGTCGGCATCGATGTGCCGAACGTCGAGAACGCCCTCGACCTGATCATCGCCACCGCAGAGCGCCTGAACGCCAGTGTGGTCGATCTGACTGACGGCGCGTTGTCCGGTGTCGGCTCTCGCGCACAGGTCATGTCGTGGTGCCGCGACCAAGGCTACAGGCTGGGCGGCTATGACAAGAACGCCATCCTCACTGCACTGGCCGACCCTGCGCTACCCGCCAACGTGCGGGACGTGTTGAAGGTCCGCCAGACGCTGGGTAAGGCGTCCACGTCAAAGTATCTGGCCATGCAGAACCTCGCTGGCGCCGACCACCGCGCCCGTGGCGTCTTCTCGTATCACGGCGCACAGACAGGACGGTGGGCCGGTCGCGGATTCCAGCCGCAGAACCTACCCCGCCCTGCGTTCGACGACGCTGACAATTGCGTGAAGCTGTTCGACCAGCGCGATCCTGAACTGCTGGAGATGTTGTACGGCGATCCGATGGTGGCGCTGTCCTCGACCCTGCGGTCGATGATCGTCCCCGCCCAAGGCAAACGCCTGCTGGTCGTTGACTTTAACGCCATCGAAGCGCGTGTGTTGGCGTGGCTGGCCGGTGAGCAAGCGCCTCTGGACGTGTTCGCCAGTGGCCAGTGCATCTACTGCCACGCAGCGACGAGCATCTACGGTCGCACCATCACCAAGGCCGACCAGGCAGAGCGCCAGATCGGCAAGGTCGCGGTGTTGGCGCTCGGCTATCAGGGCGGCGTCGGCGCGTTCCAGACGATGGCTGCGGCGTACCGCGTCGAGATCGAAGACGAACTGGCCGACCAGATCAAGGTGAAGTGGCGCAAGGCCAACAAGAACATTGTGCGGTTCTGGTACGCCCTTGAAGAAGCTGCGAACAACGCGGTCAAGCACCGTGGCCATGCGTTCGACGCTGGCCCGATCACATTCAAATGTCATGGCGACTTCCTGTTCGCCAAGCTGCCGTCAGGCCGCAGGCTGGCCTACTACCAGCCGCGTCTCGGCAACAACGGCCTTGAGTTCTGGGGTACGGACAGCCGCCTCGGCGGTCGCTGGGCCAAGCTCGACACCTACGGCGGCAAGCTGGCGGAAAACATCACGCAGGCAGTCGCCCGCGATCTGCTGGCCGACGCCATGTTGCGCGTCGAAGCCGCCGGCTATCCGGTCGTGATGCACGTCCACGATGAAATCGTCTCTGAAGTGCCGAAAGACTTCGGCTCTCTCGCAGAGTTCGAAGAATTGATTTGTCAGATGCCCGACTGGGCCGCCGGCTTACCGATGGCTGTGGAAGGGTTCGAATGTGAAAGGTACAGGAAATGAATATGTTGAAACTATTAGCGGCGGTCTGCGCCGTCGCGCTGTTCGTCGTCTTACTGCTTTTTAATATCTTGGCCAGTGTTGGGTTCCGGTGGGGGCCAGCGGTGTGCCAGTGATCCGCGAACGTGACATTGAAAAGAAGGCGACCGACTGGGCCAAGAAAAACGGCTGGCTGACCTATAAATTTGTCTCGCCATCGAACCGTGGCGTACCTGACCGCATCTTCATCAAGGGCGGTCACGTCGTGTTCATCGAATTCAAAGCGCCTGGCAAGAAGCCAACGCCGCTTCAGGCGCAGACGATTCGCAAACTGAAAGACGCCGGCTGCGAAGTCTGGGTCTGCGACAACGCAGAAAGTGCGATAGATGCTCTCTCGGAATAATCTCCACCCCTACCAGCTTCAAGCGGTCCAGTTCATAAAGGACACGCCGTCGTGCGCCCTGTGGCTGGACATGGGCCTTGGCAAGACGGTGTCAACGCTGTCGGCGATCCGCGACATGTTGGACGCTGACATGGCCAAGCGCGTCCTGATCATCGCGCCGCTACGCGTGGCGACGGCGACATGGCCCAACGAGATCAAGCGTTGGGACTATCTGTCCGACATGAAGCTCAACGTACTCGCTGGCTTGCCAGTCGCTGCGCGCAAACGCGCGGCAGACTTGCCTGCCCAGATCAGCGTGATCAATCGCGAACTGGTGCCGTGGCTGGTCGAGCATTTCGGTCTGAAGTGCTGGCCATACGACATGGTCGTGATCGACGAATCTAGCGCATTTAAAAGTACGCAAGCTAAACGCTGGCGCGCACTTAGGTCAGTGCTGCCGAAGATCAAACGGATGGTGCAGCTGACTGCCACCCCCGCCGCGAACAACCTGATCGACCTCTGGCCGCAGATATATTTGCTGGATCGCGGCGAACGGCTGGGCAAGACCAAGGGCATGTTCCTTGAGAAGTTCTGCCGCAGTGTCGGCAATCCCCAGTGGAACCAGTGGGAAGTCAAGCCAGAGCGGAAGGACGCCCTGTACACGCTTCTCGCAGACATCACTATCAGGATGAAGGCCGAAGATTACCTCGACGTACCGGATCGCATTGATTCTGTGATCCAAGTCAGCCCGCCGCCTAAGTGGCGTAAGCAATATGCCGCCCTCCAAAAAGACTTCGTGGTCGCGCTGGACCAAGGCGAGATCACGGCGGTCAACGCTGCGGTACAGACCGGCAAGCTGCTGCAAATGTGCAACGGCGCCGCGTATCTGGAAGACGGTGGTTGGGAGGTCGTCCACGACGACAAGCTCGACGCATTGGCAGAAATACTTGAACAAACTGATGAGCCAGTGCTTGTGGCTTTTCAGTTCAAATCCGATCTCGCCAGGTTGCGGGAGCGGTTTCCGCAAGCCACTTTCTTGGGCAAAGACCCCGAAGTGATCGACCGTTGGAACGACGGGAAAATCCCGCTCTTGCTGGCGCACCCAGCGAGTGCGGGCCACGGGCTTAATTTGCAGAAGGGTGGACGCACAATTGTCTGGTTCGGTTTGCCGTGGAGCCTTGAGCTTTACGCTCAATTCAATGGCCGGCTACACCGCCAAGGGCAGGACAAGCCGGTCTTGGTCTATCACATCTTGGTCGGCGACACTGCGGATGAAGCAGTCCATGCAACGCTGACGCAAAAGGACGCAACGCAGCAGGACTTGTTGGAAGCTATTAAACGATTGCAGATCACGCGGCGCGCGTAAACGGCACGACGTTACCAGCCGCTTCGATCTGTTCCTTGTAGCGGCGGATGGCCACGGGGCCGTCGTGCAGATCGGCAGGGCGAAGGTGCAGATACCGCTGGAGCATCTTCAGGTCTTTGTGGCCAGAGCAAAGTTGCACTTCGGTGATGCCGTAACCCTGTTCGAACAGGCGGCTGATCGCCTCATGGCGGATGTCGTGAAGGTGAAGGTCTTCAAGGCCAGTGGCCGCGACCGCGACAGTGACGCCTGTGCTGACCGAATCTGCCTTGTACGGGAAGATGAACTCACTGGTACGCGGCTGGCGCTGGACGATGTCCCACGCGGCGCCCAACAGCGGGGCGATCTCGTCACGCTTCTTGCGTGGATGTTTCCGCTGGCGGATCAGGATCGTGCGGTCCTGTTCGTTGATGTCGTCCCAGCGCAGGCGGCACGTCTCGCCGATGCGGAAGGCACTGGCCAGTTGGAACGGCAGGATGTCCTCATACGGGATGCGGGAGTGCGTGAAGTGATCGATGATCGTGCTGATCTCGTCGTCGCTGACACGACGGTCGCGCACGTTGGCTTCAGCGATGATGCCGTGGGTCCGCATGAAGCGCGCCGCGCGTTCGTAGGCCACCATGTCGGGCCGTGCTTCCCACAGCGCCTCTGCGGTCGTCAGGACGGTGCGGAAGTAGATGACGTACTGCTGGCGAGTGCTGGGCAGGATGTCCCGCTTGCCGCTGATCCAATCGACCAGAGCTTCGGTCGTCAGCTGATCAAGGCGCTTGTCGCCAAGGTCAGTGGCCGCACGGCGGACGATGATCGCCTTGCTGTAAGGGACCGGCTTGCCGATCTGCGCCATGCGCTTGAGGTATTCCTCGACGGTGTCGGCCACGGTGGCTTTGTCCACCGCGAACTTGCCTTCGTCGATCTTGTATTCGGTGTCTCGCGCCCAGCGTTCGGCCAGGGCTTTCGTCTTGAACGTCTTGGAGACTGCGGCGTGGCCCTTCTTGCGGATCAGGACTCTGTAGCTGTCGCCACGCTTTTGGATAACGGCCATCGGTACACTCCTTGGTACAGTGCCAACGTGTGTTGGCGTGTTGCACTACCGTGGATTAAACCTCCACGGTAGGCCGCGCTATACCATATAAAATGTCCGTTGCAACCCCTAGTTGGTTGTTTGTTTATGTTTAAGCCCGCTTCGCGTTCCCCAAGCTCCAACTGCCACACGCTTGGCACTGATACCGTTGGCGGATGCTTGCCTTTGTGCGGTGCCAACCACGCGCTTGGGTGCGGCTGGAGCCACAGGCGCCGCAGTCTAAGGGCTTGGTGGCCCCCATGTGCGGGTGGGTGTGGATGAACGCCCTGACGTGCTTGTAGACCTTCTCGGTCAGCATAACATCGCCAGCGCAGTATTTCGTCATGCGGCGCTGAGCTGCTTCGTCGCCGTCCATGACCTTCAGCCACAGGTCTAAGCCTTCGTGCTTAACCTTGCTGCCGAGGCCCAATATCTGGGCGACGTAGTCGAGCTTGTTGCAGATGTACCCCAGCTTCCGCACCGACCTGTAAATGTCGATCTGGGTGAGTTGCGGGGCCGGCGGGAGGCCGTGCAGCAGGAACTCGCCTTGCAACTTCGGGAGATCGAATGACGCCCCGTTGTAGGTGGCCACGGCTTCCGCCTCCTCCAGCGCCGCGTGGACGATCTGGAGCATCTCCTTGTGGCCATGCTCCCAGTCGCTGTAGACAGTCGCCTTCTTGTCGGCCAGCCACTTCATCCCGACGCAGATAACACCGCCGTCTACCAGGATTTGCTTATGGCCTATGTGTTGATCGCGGATACCGAACGTCGCCACAACAGCGGGCTTCGTTTCGATATCCAAAAACAGAATCTTTGACGCCATGCATAAGGGCTTTCTCTGTTACTGGGCTAAAATTCCCGTTGCTGTCGCAGCGCCCACCGACTGGCCCACGTTCTTCGACGTGGATTTCACCTTGTCGAACGTGTCCACCTTGGCGAGGATGCGGTCGAGTGCTGCTTTCGCCTTCTTGGGGTCTGTCTCCAGCAAGATAGGCTGAAGCTCTTTCGCCAGTGCTTCTTGGTTGCGAACCGCTTCCAACTTGCCGGCGTTCTTTGCGCTCAACCCTATTTTTTGCATCAAAGTCGGGATCAAAGAGACGCCACCTGTGGCCATAGCGGTGCCGCCTTCAACGGCTGTGGCCAAGATACCTGGCTGACCGGCTTGCGCCGAGAAGCTTTCGCTCACCAGACGACGTGGGTCGGTCTGCGAACCGTCGATCAGGTTACGCTTCGTCTCACGCATCAGGTCTTCAAAGTCAGCGCGGGTGTTGATGTTCGACACGTCGGCTTCGGGGAAGATCGCCTTCAGACGCTCCTGCATGTCATCGCCACG